ACGGGAAAATATCTACTAGGACAAATCGCATTCAGATCGCACGCTTCATCATGGGGCGTGCCCATACCACTGGAGAAAAAATGAACTATCTAGCAGAGAAATTGATTGGGCTAGTGCTTTGCACAGTCTTCGGGCTTACGGCTCTCACGGGGGCTCCTAGCGCGTCTAAAGAGCCTTCTGGGACTATTGCCCTAGCGCCGATCAGCGTCCAGCCATACCTGATTGAGCCGACCACGACCACCAGCTCGACGATCTTCATCGACCCATACTCAAGCGCATGCGAACAGTTCTCAGCTCTTGCCATCAACCTAGGCTGGGATCCGGAACAGCGCACAGTCCTCGAGTCCATTATGAAGCGCGAATCCAACTGCACGCCGAACGCGATCAATCGCAAAGACCCATTCGGCGGATCACGCGGACTTTTGCAGATCAATGGCTCATGGCATAAATGGCTGACCGTGAAGGGCATCATCGCCAAGCCTGCAGATCTGTTACAGGCTCAGACTAACTTGCTCGCTGGATTAGCAATTTACAATTATGGCATGGAGCGTTATGGCTTCGGCTGGGGACCTTGGAGCGTCAAATGAGCGAAGGTGTTGCATGGAATCAAGGCGAACTGTCCGAAGAAACACGCAGAATGGTATTGGAGCAAGCAATGAACACGAATCACACAATGGCAATCTTTGGTCTCATGGACGACATTCTTGCGGTGAGTCAAAACCCTCACGCATCAATCATCCGTCGTCTTCGCACGATGAAGAACCAACTCTCACTGAATGATCCGATGCCACTTTACGATGTGACTACACTGGACCAAGCAATCAAAGCGCTTGAAGCGCACTCATAGAAAAGGCATCCGACATGTCCGACCATCAGCCAGAACTATTCCAAATCACCACAGGACTCGGTGGCACTAAATATGTGCCAACAGTCAATCGCAATGTCGTTATCACAGCAAAGAAAACGCATCCAACATCACTAAGCGCTGCCAAAAACGCATTCCCACGATCAGGATCCAAGCGTCAAAAGATCTACAACGCAATCAAGCTCTTCGGTGGAATGACAGACGAAGAACTAGAACGAACACTTGAGATGTCCGGCAACACTGTCCGACCTTCGCGTGTGTCACTTGTGCGCGACGCTCTTGTCATGGACTCAGGACGCACACGCAAAACCATCTCAGGCAATGATGCGATCGTCTGGGTGGTCTGCTAATGGCATTCGATCTCAGCAACTACGAGACAGTCGAGCAACGCCTAGTCCGATGGTGGGCTGCATACCCAGACGGTCGGATCCACACCACGATGATGAACTACTCAGGCGATGCTTGCGTGTTCTACGCACAGCTTTACGCACACAAAGACGACAAAGATCCAATCTCAACTGGCTATGCCGAAGAAATCAAAACTGATCGAGGAGTGAACAGCACAAGCTTTGTCGAGAACTGTGAGACCAGCGCAATCGGGCGCGCCATATCTAATTGCCCGATCCAAGGACACGGAAACGGTCCACGACCTTCTCGTCAAGAGATGGAAAAGGTAGCTCGGCTGGGGGGCAACCTAGCGCCCACAACTGATCGCCCAGCCGGGCAACCATCCACTCAAGAACATGTACCGCGCGGAGCATTCGCCACACCAAAGCAACTCGGCTACATCAAGAAGCTTGCCAAGGATGCAGGACTAGACGACCTAAGACTTTTAGAGCTCATTCAGCGAACACTCAACAGTGATGAAGCTGTCCTCGAGCTCTTGAAGTCTCATGAAGCATCAGCAGTCATTGAGGCGCTTAAGTGAGCACGACCAACATTCAAGAGATCAAAGAGCAGATCTTCTCCATGATCTTGCAGCTGAAGAACCTGTCCGCAAAGTGTGAACTGCTCTCAGAAGGTCACATTGGCGAAACAAAGAAACAGGAATACAAGTGCATGACTTGCTATGACACAAAGCAGCGTCACATTGAAGGCTCAGGCTGGGTTGATGCTCCATGCGTGGCTTGCGGATGAGCTATGTGGCATTCAACATCATTGGAATCGTCTTCGGCGTGTGGGCAACAGTTCTAGTCATGATGTGGCAGGGCAAGAAGTGAAGCCCGATCTAAAGATGAGTGAAGCCGATCTGAAAGAGGTCGTCATTAGTGTCGCAAAACGGTATGGCTGGCTCATTCACCATGATCTGCCGGCACAGAACTCTCGAGGACGCTGGCTTACCAATGTTCAAGGCGACGCAGGCTTCCCCGATCTGATCCTGCTGCATCCGGTGTCCGGCAGACTGCTCGCTGTAGAGCTCAAAGCCGAGAAGGGCAAGCTTTCACCATTACAGAAGCGTTGGCTCATGGCATTCGATGCGGGGTCACACTTCAATAGCGTCTGGAAGCCCTCTGACATGGAGTACATTCTCTACACTCTGAGCAACTTCCAGCTCTAAACAATCGGCTAGTAGCACGACCTAAGCCATTCGCACGGCAGTTGGTGACATCCGGTAACGGAGGTAGATCGGCGCGTCCTCAATCATGCAAGACGAAGTGAGCGAGGCAAAGCGCCGAGGCGAGCTGTAAACATAATCAGCTGATGAGTGCAAAGGGAACCGGGTAGGGCAATCCGTGTGGGTGGAGCATTCATCCCTGTATGTCTTCTCAGTTCGCATAACATACATACAAACAAACACAGCAGACACGGAGACACACAGATGAGACCGACATCACTGACAAGGGCAAGCCACGCAGTGGCGCGCCAGCACAAGCCGAAGGCGCGTGAGTAATGCCACGCGGAAGAACAACAGACAACAAAGAGTATCGAGAGAACAGAGCTGCACTACTCAAAGGGCAACCGATGTGCCACTGGTGTCAGCGCAAAGTAGCTGATACTGCAGATCATCTCATTGAAGTGGATCGCGGTGGAGACAACAGTCTGAGCAACCTTGTGCCGGCATGTCGAGAATGCAACTCAAGAAGAGGCAACCAATACAAGACCGCACGCGACCGCCAACGAATCCACGACCGAGCCGAAGCAACGCGAACGCCAATCAATAACGATGCAGTTTTTTACGATCAATCGTCCTTGCCCCCGAGCCCATCGTTCTATTTCTCCCCAAAGGACGACGACCAGCCTGAACTGGCGCTGACCGGACACGACCAGCCAAGACTGGCAACTATGAGCCCAGATCAGCACGGCTCTCATGTGCATGGTGTGGTGGAGTGGGCACGGAAGTTCATGTCTGTAAATCTCATGGAGTGGCAGATCGCAGCACTTGCCGATCAGTTGGCGTTCTCTGATGAAGCTGGTCTTGAGCTTGTGACTCGAAGCTCTTTGGTCAGCTGTGCGCGTCAGCAGGGAAAGTCAGTTGCGCTTCGAGCTTTGGCTGGCTGGTGGCTGACCGAGATGCCAAAGATCCGAGGAGAGAAACAGACAGTGCTTTTGATGGCACACCGTCTTGACAGTGCAGCCGGAATCTATGAAGAGATCGCCGAACTCCTCGAGCAATACTTTGACGCAAAGCTCACTCGCTCATACGGTCGTTTAGCTGCAAAACTTCCAGACGGATCCAAACTTCTCGTCCGATCAGCCAAGCCAAACGCAGCTCACGGTCTCTCTGTGGATCTTGCTCTTGTGGATGAGGTCTGGGGAATTGACGAAGAAGTTATCGATGGCGGTATCACGCCGACCATGCGCGCACGACGCTTCCCTCTTTTGAGCATGTGGTCTACAGCTGGCACCGAAGAATCAAAGGTCATGATGCGCTACCGAGAGATGGGTCTTCGTCTGATTGACACTCATGAGCCAACTAACTTCCACTTCCGTGAATGGTCTCCGCCACCAGATCTTGATCCGATGGATCCTGTCGCGTGGGCATATGCGAACCCTGCTCTCGGCAAGACACTCGAGATGTCCACAATCGAATCAGAGTCACAGCTTCCCGATCGCGCATCGTTCCTACGATCAAGCGTGAACCTTTGGATAGCAACCGACCGCTCGTGGCTCCCTCAAGGACTCTGGACACAGCTTGCCACTTCTGAGCCACTTCCAGCTGGGGGAGTGGTTGCAGTTGAGGTGGACTTCAACGACTCGCACTACTACGCCACAAGATCTGTCCTGATGCCGGACGGAAAGATCGGGGTCACTGTCGCGTTCACTTGCGACACACAGACACAGCTCTGGGATCATGTGCGCGAGATCGCTAAAGATCACTCAGTCAAGTTCGCTCTTACGCCGACCGTCGATCTTCAATGTCCACCATATTTGCAAGCGCGTCGAGTCATCGTCGGCTACGCCGAGATCCTGAAATGGACTCCAGCTGTCCAAGGATTGATCCGTGAAAAACAGATTGTCCACACAGGCGAGATGGCATTGGCAGAGCATGTCGTGCGCGCTGTCTCGGTTCGCACTCAAG